ATGACATTGATTACCCCGGAAGAGCGGATTTCTGAAACGGCTGGTTTGCTCCGGTCTCTTGAGGAGTCCATTCGCCATCTGCGGCAAATGGCGGAAGACTTGCGCCGACAGATCAAGGCCGGGGAGGATGCAGACCTTGCTGGGTCCGGCAAGCAATTGGGTCAGGTAGAGGGCCTGATCCGAAACTGTCAAAAAGTGGAGACGAGTTTTGTTGAACAACATAACAAACAAGCCGGGATTGCTCAGGGTGGGTACGCACTCGACCTGGACAAAGCCCGATTTGAGGTCGGGTGCAGGTTGGCTCGCCTCCGCACCTGCTGCAGTAAGAGAGACGTTTCTAACTGAGATTGGGGAGGGGGGGCTTTGTGCCCTCCCTTTCCTTTTTGAGTTCTGGGCGATGCCGCATCAGCTGCCTCCGGAGGCGGATTGGCGGTCTTGGGTGATCATGGGGGGACGCGGCGCGGGAAAAACGCGTGCGGGGTCGGAATGGGTTCGGTCGATGGTTGAGGGAAGTCTTCCCTTAGAGGAGGGCAAGGCGAAGCGGGTCGCGTTGATTGGCGAAACCTATGACCAGGTGCGCGATGTCATGGTTTTCGGTGATAGTGGCATAATGGCGTGTAGCCCACCGGACCGGCGACCGACTTGGAAGGCGGGTGAACATAAGTTGATTTGGCCGAATGGGGCCGAGGCCAAGGCCTTTTCTGCGCATGATCCCGAAGGGTTAAGAGGGCCGCAGTTTGATGCCGCCTGGGTCGATGAACTGGCGAAGTGGAAAAAGGCCAGAGACACCTGGGATATGTTGCAGTTTTCGTTGCGTTTGGGGGATCAGCCGCGTGTGTGTGTGACGACAACACCGCGCAATGTTGGCGTGTTAAAGGACTTGCTGGCGTCGCCTTCGACGGTGACGACCCATGCGGCGACAGAAGCCAACCGCGCGAATTTGGCGGCCTCGTTTCTGGAAGAGGTACGGGTGCGGTATGCGGGGACGCGATTGGGACGGCAGGAGCTGGATGGGGTGTTGTTGGCGGATGCTGATGGTGCGTTGTGGAATTCGCAAGATCTAGAAGACGTCCGTTTGAAAGAGGCACCCAAGATGGATCGCGTGGTTGTGGCGCTTGATCCAGCTGTGAGTTCTGGTTCTGCGGCGGATGAGTGCGGGATTGTGGTGGTGGGTGCGCAGTTGCACGGGCCGCCACAGGACTGGCGCGGATTTGTTCTGGCGGACCGCACTGTACAGGGTGTTGGCCCGGCCGGGTGGGCACGTGCCGCAATTGCAGCGATGGATGAGTTCAATGCAGAGCGATTGGTTGCAGAGGTGAACCAAGGTGGACAGCTGGTCGAGGAGGTTGTGCGGCAGGTGGACCCATTGGTGCCGTTTAAGGCTGTTCATGCCTCGCGCGGTAAGGCGGCACGGGCGGAACCTGTGGCAGCGCTGTATGAGCAGCGTAGGGTGCGCCATGTGGGGGGACTGGCTGATCTAGAGGAACAAATGTGTCAGATGACATCACGTGGGTACGAGGGGCAAGGATCGCCGGATCGCGTGGATGCGCTGGTTTGGGCTTTGCATGAATTGATGATTGCGCCAGCGGCGCAATTCAAACGGCCACGTATCCGATCGCTGTAAGTGTTGCCTAAGCACCGTACGCATTGTTTCCATAACCTGAACAATCTTAGCGGATAACTCTTCTCAACAAGCCGAGCAGCCCATCGGGGACAGCGGCGAGCAGATAGGAGTATCAAGCATGGTTTTTGATTTCTTGCGCCGTGGGACTGGGTCCGATGTGCCAGAAACGAAGGCAAGCGCAACGGGCCCTGTTGTGGCATGGCACAATGCGGGCCGTGTTGCATGGAGCCCGCGGGATGCTGTGTCGCTGACACGGACGGGTTTTTCGGGGAATCCTGTAGGGTTCCGGTCGGTTAAGTTGATTGCTGAAGCGGCGGCAGCGCTGCCTTTGGTTTTACAGGATCAGGACCAGCGTTTTGATGTTCATCCAGTGTTGTCACTGGTTAAACGACCTAATGCGGCACAGGGACGTGCAGAGCTGCTGGAGGCGCTGTTCGGTCAGCTTTTGCTGTCAGGGAACGGCTACATCGAAGCGGTTCAGGGTGAGGGCGGTTTGCCTTTGGAGCTGCATGTATTGAGATCCGACCGGATGGCAGTCGTACCGGGCGCGGATGGTTGGCCGATTGCCTATGAATACACGGTTGGCGGTAAGAAACACCGATTTGATGCCAGTGGTGCGGTTTCGCCCATCTGCCATATCAAGAGCTTTCACCCGCAGGATGATCATTATGGCTTTGCGCCTATGCAGGCGGCGGCCATGGCGGTGGACGTTCACAATGCAGCCTCGCGGTGGTCCAAGGCCCTGTTGGATAATGCGGCGCGGCCTTCGGGGGCGTTGGTGTGGAAAGGGTCGGATGGCCATGGGGTGATGGCTGAGGACCAGTTTCGACGTTTGAGTGACGAGATCGAGGCGAATTATCAGGGTGCGCGCAATGCCGGGCGACCGATGGTTCTGGAAGGCGGTTTGGATTGGAAGCCTATGGGCTTTTCCCCGTCAGATATGGAGTTTCAGAAGACAAAAGAAGCCGCTGCCCGTGAGATCGCGCTGGCCTATGGTGTTCCGCCTATGTTGCTGGGCATTCAAGGCGACGCGACCTATGCGAATTATCAAGAGGCCAATCGGGCGTTTTATCGTCTGACGGTATTGCCCTTGGTGACGCGGGTGGCGGCGACGTTGTCGGAGTGGTTGTCTGAATTCTCTGGCGAGGTTGTCGAGCTAAAGCCAGATTTGGATCAAGTCCCTGCATTGTCCGCAGAGCGAGACGCCCAGTGGGCCCGTGTGGCGAAAGCAGATTTTCTGACGGATTCAGAAAAGCGGGCGTTGTTGGGACTACCTGCATTGGCGGCTGACGTTGATGGCTGATGGTCCAGGATACCCGCCCTTTGATTGTGCGCCCGGCCTGAGATTGGCAGCGCATGAACGGGTCGCCCAAATCCAGCACGATAATCTCTGCCGGCGCTTGGACCGATTGGAAGAAATGATGGAGCGGTTGGAACGTCGTTTGTGGCTGACGGTTTATGGAGTTGTTGCTGGGATCTTTGCCCAGGCATTTCAATCCTTTTTGTCGGTTTCACCCTGACGTTTCATAGAGCTACGAGGAGTGTGCCATGACTTTGGACACCGGTTTGGAACATAAATTTGCACGGTTTGGGGACGGGTTGACCGTGTCGGATGAGGCCGTGATCGAAGGCTATGCAAGCCTGTTTGGTCAGACGGACCAAGGTGGCGATTGCGTAGAAAAAGGCGCCTATTGCGCGTCTTTGAAATCGCTGGGTCATCGCGGGGAGCGTGTCAAAATGTTGTGGCAACATGACCCTGCCCAGCCCATCGGGGTTTGGGATGAGGTGCGCGAAGACAGCAAAGGATTGTGGGTCAAAGGCAGGCTGCTGGAAAGCACCCAACGTGGGCGCGAGGCGGCGGCCTTGATACAGGCGGGGGCGATTGACGGGCTATCGATCGGGTACCGCACAAAGCGTGCGCGAAAGACTGACAAGGGCCAGCGGCTCTTGACCGAACTGGAGCTTTGGGAAGTCTCGTTGGTGACATTCCCGATGCTGCCCAGTGCGCGGGTGGCGGCAAAGGGATCTTTCTTGGAGCTTGAAGACACCTGGCGCCAGATTGCTGAGGTGCTGACCGGTGCCCAGTTAGAAATGGCGCGTCGATAACGCGCTGAACACTCACCCATAGAGGGATGTGCAGATGAGCAAGACCGAGTTCTCGGCCTTGGCCGGAGAAGATGTGCCTTTGGTTCAAGAAATAAAGCAGGCCGTGTTTGGATTTGTAAGTGAGTTCAAGAGCTTTCAGTCCGAAGTGCAAGTTAAATTGAAACAGTCAGAAGAGCGAATGACCATGCTGGATCGTAAATCACAAATCGCGGCACGTCCGCACCTAGCCGCAAGTATTGACACCGGCGCGCCGCATCAAAAGGCGTTCAATTCCTACCTGCGATCAGGCGATGATGATGGGCTGCGCGGGTTGGAGCTGGAAGGCAAATCGCTGTCGACTGCGGTAAACAGTGACGGCGGTTATCTGGTCGATCCACAGACTGCGGATGTGGTGAAATCGGTTTTGAAATCGACCGCTTCGATCCGTTCGATTGCATCTGTTGTGAATGTTGAGGCTACGTCTTTTGACGTGCTGATTGATCATACGGATGTTGGTGCCGGGTGGGCGACCGAAGCCGGTCCTCCGGCGGAAACTGGCACCCCGTCTATTGACCGGATTACCATTCCTTTGCACGAGCTGTCCGCATTGCCGAAGGCATCGCAGCGCCTGTTGGATGACAGTGCGTTTGATATTGAAAACTGGTTGGCAGAGCGGATTGCTGACAAGTTTGCCCGCGCTGAGGCCGATGCTTTTGTAAACGGTGATGGTGCGGACAAACCGCGTGGTTTCTTGAACCATCCAAAAGTTGAAAACGACAGCTGGAGTTGGGGCAATCTCGGCTATGTGGCGACTGGGACGGCTGGCGGTGTGGATGGCGATGATATCGTTGGTCTGGTCTATTCGCTCGGCACACAATACCGCGCCAATTGTGCGTTTGTGATGAATTCTAAAACCGCAGGCGTGGTTCGTAAGCTGAAAGATGCGGATGGCCGTTTCTTGTGGTCGGATGGCCTGGCAGCGGCTGAACCGGCGCGTTTGATGGGCTATCCCGTCGTGATCGCTGAGGACATGCCCGATGTGGCGACCGACAGTTATTCCATTGCCTTTGGTGATTTTAACGCGGGTTACACCGTTGCTGAACGCCCAGACCTGCGCATTTTGCGTGATCCGTTTAGCGCGAAACCTCATGTCCTATTTTACGCCACCAAGCGCGTTGGCGGTGACGTAAGCGATTTTGCTGCGATCAAATTGCTGAAATTCGGCACTGCGTAAGCAGTGTTGAAGGCGGGGCCGGGTTTTCGGTCCCGGGTGCAGACACGCGTCGGAAAGAGATCCCCTGCGTTGTCTAGCTGCTCCCCTCCGTCCGAGCAACGTGGGGCGATGCGTGTCTGCAGATCACAGGATCCGACCCCTGTCCGAGGGGGTGCTGTATGCGGAGTGAATTGATGATGTTGATCGAAGAGACAACAATTCCTGAGGTGGCTTTGCCGATCACCCAGTTCAAGGCGCATCTGCGTCTTGGAACGGGCTTCGCAGAGGACAGTTTACAGGATGAGATCTTAGTAAGCTTTCTGCGCGCTGCTGTGGCTGCGATTGAGGCGAGGTCAGGGAAGGTTCTGATAGCGCGCGACTTCTCGTTGACGCTGCATCGGTGGCGGGATCGTGGGGGCGAGGTGCTTCCGGTGGCACCTGTTCGCGACGTTCAGCAACTGGTGCTTGTCGATGCGATGGGTGTTGAAACGGTTTTGACGACCGAGGATTTTCGTCTGGAAAAAGACAGCCAGCGCCCGCGATTGCGTCCTGCTGGATCGCTGTTTCCGATGGTGGCGGTCGGCGGTTCAATCAAGGTGAGTTTTACCGCGGGGATGGCCACGGATTGGGGCGGATTGCCGGCGGATCTTGGGCAGGCGGTGTTGTTGCTGGCTGCGCATTACTACGAATACCGGAATGAAACTGGCCTGAGTGATGGTTGTATGCCGTTTGGGGTTTCGAGCCTGATCCAGCGCTATCGACAGGTGCGTCTTGGATTGGGGGCGGGGCTATGAGAGCGCCACACCTTGTCCGGAAATTGATCCTTGAGACGCCATTGAGAAGTACGGATGGCGCTGGCGGGTTCAACGAGACATGGGAAACGGTTGGTGCGCTGTGGGCGGATGTTACTGCGCGAACTGGATCAGAGAGATCTCTGTCGGGCGTAGCGATTTCGCGAACCGGGTATCGGATTGTGATCCGGGGGGCTCCTGTCGGGTCGTCTATGCGGCCTGCACCAGAGCAACGGTTTCGAGAAGGAGCGCGGGTTTTTCTGATCCGTGCAGTGGCGGAGCGAGACCCGGAAGGGCGGTTCCTAACTTGTTTTGCAGATGAGGAGATAGCGGCATGAGCTATGGCATGGCAGCGGCTTTGCAAGCAGCGGTTTACCAGCATTTGCTGGCAGATACTGAGGTAAGTAACCTTGTTGGATCGGCAATTTATGATGCTGTACCAGCAGGCACTTTGCCACAAACCTATGTGACCCTGGGGGCAGAGGAAGTGCGTGAGGCGTCAGATAGCACTGGCACCGGAGCACTGCACAGGTTCACAATTTCTGTGATTTCAGAAGCAGCAGGTTTTGCCACAGCCAAGACGCTGGCCGCCGCCATCACGGATGCACTGGTTAGCCCTTCTATTCTGCCCCTAAGTCGGGGGCGACTGGTTGGGCTTTGGTTCGAGAAAGCCGTGGCTAATCGAACAGGTTCGACGGGCCAGACCCGTCGCATCGACCTCAAGTTTCGCGCGCGCGTGGAAGACAACTAATCAACCAATCTTTGGAGATACGGTATGGGTGCCCAGAACGGAAAAGACCTGTTGGTCAAAGTCGATATGAACGGCAGTGGTTTGTTCGAAACCATCGCGGGCCTGCGCGCAACGCGGGTGAGCTTTAACGCCGAGAGCGTTGATGTCACCAGCCTGGAGAGCCAGGGCGGATGGCGTGAGTTGCTGTCGGGTGCTGGCGTCAAGTCTGCTGCGATTTCGGGATCTGGCGTTTTTAAAGACGCCGGCACGGATGAACGCGCACGACAGTTGTTCTTTGATGGCGAAACACCCGCGTTTCAGGTGATCATTCCAGATTTTGGCACGATCGAAGGTCCGTTTCAGGTGACTGCAATTGAATATGCGGGCAGTCACAATGGCGAAGCGACCTATGAGTTGTCGCTGGCCAGTGCTGGTGCGCTGACCTTTACGGCGCTGTGATCTGATGGCCAATCCGTGGACGGGTGAGGTGGCACTGGTCATCAATCAGCAGCGCCGGGTGCTCAAGCTTACGCTGGGCGCATTGGCCGAATTGGAACAAGAGTTGGAGACGGTATCTCTGGTCAAACTGGTCCAACGGTTCGAAGGTTCAGAGTTTTCCAGCCGAGATATTCTTGCGGTTATCGGAGCCGGCTTGCGAGGCAGTGGTGCGGACATTTCGCGGACTGATCTATTGCAGGCCGACATAGATGGTGGGCCGATGGCTGCAGCAAAGGCTGCTGCCGAGCTTTTGGCTCGCGCCTTTATGGTGCCGGGGGAAGCATGAAAGATTTTGACTGGCCCGCTTTGATGCGGGCCGGGATCCACGGGTTGCGATTAACACCAGAGCAATTCTGGGGTCTGACGCCTGCCGAGCTGCAGCTCATGCTGGGGCAAGGGGGTGGGCAAGCGGCCATGAACAGGTCGGGTCTGGAGGCGTTGTTGGCGGTTTATCCAGATAACGAACAAGGAGAACGTTATGGCGGAGAATGATGGTTTTGTTGACCTGCAGGACAGCGGCGAAACACTTGGCGATACGCTGAGCAGTTCAGCAACGATGGCTGCAGGGTTCGACAATGAACTGCGTAGGGTGCGGGAATCGTTGGCTGCAACCGGGAAAGACATGGCAACCTTGGAACGGGGGATGTCCAAGGGGCTTCGCCGTGCGTTTGATGGTGTGCTCTTTGATGGGATGAAATTGTCCGATGCCTTAGACGGCGTGGCGCGCTCGATGGTGCAGACGACATATTCAGCAGCAATCAAACCTGTGACAAATCATGTAAGTGGTCTGATCTCAAAAGGGGTTGGTGGTCTGGTCGAGGGGCTATTGCCATTTGCCGATGGCGGGAGCTTTTCCCAGGGACGGGTTATGCCCTTTGCCAATGGCGGTATCGTATCCGGCCCTGTGGCCTTTCCCATGCGAGGCGGTATGGGCTTGATGGGCGAAGCTGGTCCAGAAGCGATTATGCCGTTGGCGCGCGGCGCAGATGGCAAATTGGGTGTGCGCGATTCAGGAGGCGGGCGGTCCGTCAACGTTGTGATGAACATCACGACACCTGACGTTCAGGGATTTCAACGCAGCCAAGGTCAGATTGCCGCTCAGATGGGGCGTGCATTGGGTCGTGGAAACCGCAATCGATAAAACGGGGAAGAGATGATGAACTTTCATGAAGTGAGATTCCCAGCCAGTCTGAGTTTTGGATCCGTGGGTGGGCCGGAACGCCGGACGGATGTCGTAACGCTGGCGAATGGATTCGAAGAACGCAACACGCCATGGGCCCATTCACGCCGGCGCTATGACGCGGGATTGGGAATGCGATCCTTGGATGATGTTGAAGACCTGATTTCGTTCTTTGAAGCGCGGCGTGGTCAGATGTTTGCGTTCCGTTGGAAAGATTGGTCTGATTTCAAATCAAGTCGGGCCTCTGCTGAGCATTCTTTTGACGATCAGGTCATTGGATCTGGCAATGGCGCTGAAACGCAATTCCAGATCACAAAAACGTACCGTTCGGGTTCTTTTGAGTATTCCCGACCAATCACAAAACCTGTGCTTGGAACCGTCCGTGTCGGGTTGGATCGCGAAGAGTTGAGAGAGGGTGTCGACTATGAGGTGGATGTCACCACTGGGTTGATCACCTTGTCCAATGCGCCGGCTGAAGGTGTGCAAGTCATGGCTGGGTTTGAATTCGATGTACCGGTTCGGTTCGATACGGATCGCATCCAAACCAGTGTTGCAAGCTTTCAGGCGGGTGATGTGCCAAATGTTCCTGTTGTTGAGGTGCGGGTCTGATGGCTGAGTTAGAAGAAGCTTTTCAAGCACATATCGAGAATGGGCTAACAACGCTATGTCGGTGCTGGCTGATTACGCGAAAAGATGGGGTGACATTCGGCTTTACTGATCATGACTGTGCACTTGCGTTTGATGGTCTTGCATTCAAAGCTGACTCTGGACTTTCGGCTCTGGCACTTGATCAAAGCACGGGCCTTTCGGTCGACAATACTGAGGCTTTGGGCGCGTTGAGTGATGCGGCTGTCCGTGAGGAGGATATCGAGTCTGGCCGTTTTGATGGTGCGGATGTCCAAGCTTGGATGGTTAATTGGGCCGACCCTTCGATGCGTTGGCTACAATTTCGCGGCTCTATAGGGGAATTGCGCCGTAAGGGTGGTGCCTTTCAGGCAGAGCTTCGTGGTTTGGCAGAAGCGCTAAACCGGCCTTTAGGACGGATCTATCAAAAAGCTTGTACCGCAGTTTTGGGGGAGGCGGGGTGTCTGTTTGATCTGGAGAAGTCAGGTTACACGGAAACGTGCGCGATCGAAGCGGTGGAAGAGGCAAGGGTATTTTCTTGGAGTGATCTGAATGGATTTGAACCCGGCTGGTTTGCACGGGGTCGTTTGACCGTAACGTCTGGTCAGGCTTTCGGTTTGTGGGGTTCGATCAAGCAGGACCGCGTTGAAAATGGGCGTCGCATTGTTGAATTGTGGGAGCCCATTCGCGGTGGACTGGTTGTCGGTGACCAGATCAAGTTGACCGCGGGATGCGACAAGCTGATGGGAACCTGTCGGTTAAAATTCAATAATCTTGCGAACTACCAAGGGTTTCCTGACCTTCCATCTGAGGATTGGGTGGCTGCAGTTCCGAAACGAGACGGGAGCAACAGCGGTGGGAGTCGCCGGTGATGTTTGATCGAGCGCGCATTGTGTCCGTTGCAAGACGGTGGATTGGAACCCCTTACCATCACCAGGCTTCCTCTATCGGGGTTGGGAGTGATTGTTTGGGATTGGTTCGGGGCATTTGGCGCGAGTGCTTTGGACAGGAGCCTGAAGTCGTTCCTGCCTATTCTATGGACTGGTCTGAGCCGCAGGGCGTTGAAGAGCTGTGGCATTCGGCGCGGCGTCATCTTGTCGAAAAACCGATGGGAGAAATATGCCCCGGTGATGTTTTGCTGTTTCGGATGCGATCTAATTCCGTAGCAAAGCACGTTGGAATCGCGGCGGAAAATGGGAAATCTCCCAGTTTCATTCATGCGTACTCCGGACACGGTGTAGTCGAAAGCCCCTTGAGTGACCCGTGGAAAAGACGGGTCGTTACTTTGTTTGAATTTCCCTTGGAGGTGCTCTGA